CTTAGCAGTAACGGTGACTTTCTCAATCGAGAATGCCATCTCGTTGAATGTCTGCTCGTCTCCAAGGTTCTCAGACTGATTGGTATCCATACCACGACCAACTGTATAACCAGTTGAAGTCTGAGTGGAAGGATCGAGTGCAGCAGGATTAGAACCTCTTTGAACAGAGGTGCTTAAACCAACAGCAGCACCTTCAGATCCAGAAACATAGGGATCAGAAGTAGAAATTCCACTGTTAGCAAATGCGGTATCTGCTTCGTCGAACAGAGCTTCCGTTCCACCTTGAGAGGAATAACGGGAACGCATTGCGAAGATCAGTCCAGTAGGACCGTTCATTGGTTGAACACCTGCCAAGTCATATGCGACTAGGTTAGGCATTGCACGTCTGATCAAGGAGATCAGGACGGGATCGAAGTTATCAATAGAACTTCCGGTTTGGTTTGTTGGACCACCTTCAGAAAGGAATTCTCTTTCCTCTCTGATTGTTTTTTCTTGATTCTCCAGAAGAACTGCGGTGACCATTCTCTTATGAGCATCATTGATGCTACCGAGACCCTCATGATTGAGGATAGGTGCCCACTTCTCCTGAAGGTGTTCAGCATTGAAACCTTGCATTTGAATTTACCTTGTTAAAAATTTTTAGTTTGATTTATAATTAAAAAATCACTTTTTAGAAACTCTAGTCAGAGTGTCGAGATACGATTCCATTAAACCAGTAACTGGTTGTGTAGATACTTCTGAACCTTCAGAAATATTCTCTGACTCATCTCTTTGAGCACCGGCGTTCTCTGGGAAATAAGAATTTCTCAGTGTAACCAGTTTCTCACGATATGTATCTTCACTATCAAACTCAACATTTTCGGCAAGAGAAGCGAGTTTATCCTTCTGGGAAAGTGCGAGACCTTCACAGACATCGGAGAAGATTACATCAGCAACCGACTCAGCTAATCTTTGATTTAAAGCAACATTAGATTTAATTTGCTCGTTGAGTTTATCTTCCATCTCATCTAGTTTTTCCACCATTGCGGCGGTTACATCATATTTTTCTTCAGGGATAGTTACATAATGTTCTTCAAAAAGATTCCTCATTCCAGTGAGGAATGATTCTGTCATTTCTGCCTTGAGTCCTTGCTCGATTGCAAGTTGATTTTCAGTCATCCACTCTTCAGCAACATACTCAAGATATGCATCAACTCTAGTAGTAAGTTCTTCCTTAATAACGGAAACTTCTTCTTCTAAAGTTGCTTCATATTGTGCTTTCAGTTCTTCCTGAACTGTAGCAACCTTTGCCTTGATAGCAGTTTCAAAAATGGTACGTGCTTTTTCTTGGAAGTCTTCGGAAAGTTCTTCACCAGCAAGAAGTGCCTCAACATCTTCTTCGACGTTGTATTCTGCTTCAGGTGCTTCTTCTTCCTCTGTAACAACTTCTGCTTCTTCGGAAGTCTCTTCTTCAGAAACTACATCTTCTGCAGATGCAGTTGTTTCCTCCTCTTCAACAACTTCACCTTCTACTTCCTCCTCTTCTTTCATACCCTTAGGCATAGATTCGGCAGGTTTAGCACCTCTATTCACAATGTCTTTGACAGTTGCGATTTTGGGTTCGTGAAGTTTGGCAGAATCGTCGTCTACCTTATAGTTTTCTGGGGTAGGACCACCGAGATCTTCGTAACTGCCAGTTTGACCAGGGGTCGAAACACCAGAAGCATTGCTTCCAGATTTTGGCATTGCCTCAGATGCAGCAGCTCCTTTCGTTACTACGTTTTCCATTTCTTGTAAATTGCTACCAACGGACATTTGATTAGATATTTTTGTATTAATCTATATTTATTTATAAATTAAAGATTTGATAAGAAATCGTTGAATAAGTTCAACTTGTGTTCTTCAAGGGTTTTTTGATCAACTAGGGTATTAATCTTTCTCTGTGTCTTTTCTGCGAGTTGTTCACGAAGAATTCCACCTTCCCAAACCCACTCTTTTCCTTCCATAATTCCAGATACAAATGCATCAGGTGCTGAAGGATCGGCAACAATATCAGCAGCAGTTGCTAACATGAAATCTTCACCAACAACTTTTACACCACTACGATCTTCTTTTAGAGAACCAACACCACGAGAAGAAACTCCAAGCATCACACCTTCATCTAAAAGTGAAGATGCAATCTTACCCATAGGAGTATTAAGAATCTGTGCCTTGCCTCTAAAATTATTTCCCTCTTGAGTAAGAGATGTAATTTTATGAGAAACTCTATCAAGATTTACAGTCGGTCCTTCAGGATGACCGAGTTCTCCGAGAGCACGACCCTTCTTAACAAAGGTTTCGTTGTATCTACCAACTTCCTTGGAAAGAGTTTCCATGGGATACATTCTTCCATTGCGATTTTTTAAATTGCCTTGGAGAAATACACCCTCAATGTAGAGTTTCTTTCCAGAACCTTTACCTTCGGTAATAATTTTTACGTTTGAAATTTCTTCGGTAATAAGTTTCATGGTGAAAACGTAACTTTTATTTATTATTTATGAATTATGATCCCAGTGCCATTGACCATCCAAATACAGCGGTCGGAGAGTTGTTTTCTGGATTTATAACCTTAACTTCACCAGTTCCGTCTAGGTTGTAAACATAGAACGAACCAGCAAGAGTTCCACTTGCATTATCTTCAAAACATGCACCAACATAAACTTTATCACCACCTACAGCAACTGCAGATCCGAAATCATCATCAGCAGCTGCATCAGAAGAAGTAATCTTAACCTGACCAGTTCCGTCTAGGTTGAAAACATATGCTGAACCAGACGATGAGCCATCATCATCATCCCCTATTGCACCAACAACAATTTTATTGCTTCCGATAGCAACTGAATATCCGAACTGATCACCAGAAGCACCATCAGAAGCAGTTATCTTATCCTCATTTGAACCATCTAAGTCATAAACATAAACAGCTCCAACTCCACCCTCTGCTCCAACTACAAGTTTATCATGTCCCGTGGCAAGTGAACATCCAAACTTTGCATTGGCAGCACCATCAGAAGCAGTGATCTTACTTTCACCACTTCCGTCTAGGTTGTAAATATATACTGAACCAGATGATGAACCATCATCATCATCGTTTGATGCACCAACATAAAGTTTGTTATTTGCTATAGCAACTGCAGATCCGAAATTACCATTATTAGCAGCATCAGAAGCAGTAATTTTAACCTCACCAGTTCCATCTAGGTTGTAAACATAAACTGCACCACCGTTGTTGGCACCCTCATCCTCACCTTTGGCACCAACAGCTATCTTATTATTTCCTATAGCAACTGCACCCCCAAAACCATCACTATTAGCACCATCAGAAGCAAGAACTTGAGTTTCACCAGTTCCGTCTAGGTTGTAGATATATGCGGCACCAGAACCAGATCCATTAATATCTGCCTGGGGCATTCCAACAAGAATTTTGCTATTTCCTATAGCAACTGCAGATCCAAAGAAATCAAAAGTTGATGTATCTGCTTCACAAATAACTTTAGTTGAAGTAGTTAAATCATTCACATCAAAGATAAATGCTGCTCCTCTATCAGCACCATTTACATTATCTTGAAACCTAGCACCTACAACTAGTTTGAGAGCAGATGCTGCAGATCTACCAAATTTTTGGGTCCAGGAATTAAACCCCAGTCCTAAAAAGGGATATTCTGACATTATGCGCCTTCATAAACTATTTTAGAAGTATTTGATAGTGCTTTTGCATAAACATATGCAGCACCAGAGTCATGAGATAAATCAGTAACTGTCTTTTTCATCTCACCTTCAAATCTATTATAAATTAATCCTTCAGTAGATGTTGCTATTCCAGCACTGGTTGTTGCAATACCAACTACTACGGGAGTACTACTTTGACACTGAAAAGTTATAGTAGTAACATTATTTCCAATGAGAACATATGAACTTGGTGTCAGTTCTGTTGATGCTAATGCCATTATTTCTCCTCTTGAGTTTCTGGTTCATCAAACATGGATGCACCAACGGTTGATCTAATTCCATCGATACGTTCTGATGCTTTTGCATACAGTGCGTCCTTAATTTTGTCACTTATCTCGGAAGCTGACTCATCAGCACCAATCAAATTTACAATTTCTTCCATGAAAATTAATATACGTATATTTTCTATTTATATCTCAGCGGCTTTACCATCTGCATCAGTAATTCCTCCATCAATTTCTGGTTCCATTGGAACATCACCCATCATTCCTTGCTCACCTTCTTGTGGTAATGGTTCTCCAGTAATAGGATCTACCGCACTTGGATCCGGAATAATTCCATCTTTAATTTCCTGTTCAATCTGTTCATCCATCTCAATCATTTCTGCATCAGTCTGACGGAGAACTTTACTACGAACCCACTGAGTGGAATAATACTTCCCAATATAAGGTTCAATTGTTGCCAAAACACCAAGTCTCTCATTTAACATTTCAGTTTCTTTGAGTTCTGCAAACTGATTATCATATAAGAAATCATATTGAATGTGATCTGAAATTTTGTCCCAATCATCTGGTGATACAATATTTTTAAGAATTAGTTGAGTTTTCAACATGTCATTGAACATCTGAGTAAATCTCTTTCTCAAACGACCAACAAACTTGGCAAACTTAAGTTCATCTCTTAGAATTTCGGAAGAACGACCAAGATTAAAACCACCATCAGCAGCAATTCTTGACTCAGGAACTCCGAGTGCTCTATAAAGTTTCTTTAGAAAATATTCGATATCTGCAAGTTCTCCTAAGTTTTGTCCACCAGGAAGTGTGGAGATTTCAGTTCCTCTACCACCTTCTCTTCTAGGAAGCCAGAAGTCTTCCATCATAGACATAAACTTACGATCATCACGAATCTCTCCAGTATTCGCATCGTAAACCTGTTTGTTACGATAACGCATCATAACATCACGAAGATATTGCTCTGCCTTTACCTTAGGGAGATTACCAACATCAATATAAAAAATACGACGTTCTGGTGCTCTTGATAATCTGTAAATTACGAGAGAATCCTCAATCATTCTAAGTTGATTGAGTGCCTTAATTGCTTTGTGGAGATATGAAAGAACAGTTCCCTTATTTCTATCTACAAGACCTGAAGTACAGTAAGTGATTGAATCTTTTGCAATCTTAGTTCCTTTACCGCCACCACCACTTGTTAAATTATTAGTTGGATATTGTGGTTTTGGTGTATAGACGAAATACTCTTCAATCTCAGGAGCAATTCCATTTTTAGATTCGTCACGTCCAGGAATATTTGGTCCAATAAGATTTTTATCTTTTTTCTTTTCTTGCCTCACAAACCTCATTTTCATGGGGTCGATATATCTCAACTCTTTAATACCTTCCTGAGGTTTTTTGAGATCTATTACCTTATGATAATAAAGTCTTCCATCAACATACCAATTCCTAAAAATTTCATGAGACTTCTTATCAAAGTCTAGTATTTCTTTAATATATTTAAATTCCTTTCTGATTGCTCTCTTTAAATTATCAGTTGCATTTAAGTTTGAAAGTTCAATCTCAATTGGAGAATCGTAAAGGTCACTAACAATTGCTTCATTTACAACATCTTCTATCGCTCCATCCGCTTCAGGATGAAGTGACATTTCTCTATATCTTTTGATTAAATCGAATTCTGTTCTGTATTGACCTTCAATATCTACATATGAACCATAAAATCCACTAGCAATATAGTTATCAACCCCGTCCTCGTTATTTTCGGGGACGGGGGAAACTATAGACTTGGATCTTTTTTCTTTATCCTCAATAGAAAAACCAAAAAGTTTTGCCATATTATAAACTTGCTTAGACTGTTATTCTACTATTTAGCTAATGGTTTCACCACCAGCTTCTGGTGCATTACCTTTAATTGCTTCATAGAAATGTACTTGCATTTCTACGGTAAATTCTTCAAGAGTATCAGTAGTTTCATAACTCAAGTCAA